TATATTACTATTATATAATATTATAAATTAATTAATATATAATTTTATCTAATTATTAATCAATCTATTTTTTTATATCACTATCTATTTACATTTTGTTTACAATGGTTGACGTTTGGTTTACACTTTTATTTTTATTTAATTAATGTAAAATAATGTCAATGTTCAATATTGATATAATAGTAAACATTAAAAAAGTGTCAAGCACACCCCTACCACCAATACAAAAAGTGAAAAAATGGCTTAGTTACTCCCATCCATAACTCGAGCAAAAAAATGAAATCGGGTATCAAGGTAATAGACGTGATATAATAATAAAAAGGAGAATAAATTATGTATAAGACATTTAGAATAAGTTTGTGGAAAGATATAAAAGATAATGAAATGTTTAAAGAGGTAGTAAAAAATAATAAAGATAGGATAAATGACTACTTTACAGTGATGATATTTAGTAAATATGAAGAGATGTATAAGAAAGTAGATGAAATAGAGAATAATACAGAAGGTGATTTTGAGAAAGGAATAGAACACGATTATCAAGGAAGAACGTTAATATGTAGAAAGCAACTGTTTGAGGACGATAAAGAAGAAATATGGGGATATAGTAAGGCACAAGGTTTTATTTTTTTATGCGATGAAGAGGGATTAACTTTTAATACAGTAAGTCACGAGGTAGGACACGCAGCAATAGGGTATATGGGAGCGTATTTTAAAGATAAATTCAAGATAAAGGCGTATGAAGATGAAAAAGAGGAAGAAGATACACTGTATGAAGAGTTATTTTGCTATATAACAGGTTCATTAAACAATCAGATATGTGTAGAGGTAGCATAATCGAATAATATTATTATAAAAAGTATTGACATTTAATAAATATGGTGGTATAATGAATACAACAATAAGAAAGGAGAAAAGAGTAAAGATGAAGATAAAGATTTGGGGAGTTACACCTGTTGATAACACATATACTAACTTTTATGATAAAGTAACTAAATATGAAATAGAGCCAATATATGAATGGTATGATTTAGAAAAAGTAGTAGAAGGCTTTAAATTGGTAATTTATCAAGGCAGTAATAAATCAATAGAAGAACTTTCTATAAATACCACTTTTAAATACGATAAAAAGGCAAATCAACTATGTGTTGAATTTCACGATTATTGAGATATAGGTAAGGAAATGAGGTAAGGAAATGAGAGATTTAAAGATATTTACTAATAATATTGAAGATAGTGCTAGAGAGCAAATAGATTTATTATTAGAACAAGATGCTTTTAAAGATTGTAAAGTAAGAATAATGCCTGATGTACATTCAGGAGCGGGGTGTGTAATAGGATTTACAGGAAATTTAGGAGATAAAGTAATTCCTAATATAGTAGGTGTAGATATTGGCTGTGGTATGTTATGCGTAGAATTAGGTAAAATTGACATAAATCTTGAAAGGTTGGATAGAGTTATAAGAAATTTTGTACCTAGTGGTATGAACGTACACGAAAATGCTGTTGTAAATTTTGATTTCAATAAATTACGCTGTAAATGGGATTTAAAAAATAAAGATGGTTGGTTAGAAAAATCATTAGGAACATTGGGTGGCGGAAATCACTTTATAGAAATAGATATAGATGATGAAGGAAATAAGTATTTAGTTATTCACACAGGTTCAAGAAATTTAGGTAAGCAAGTTGCTGAAATATATCAAAATGAAGCAATAGAACACTGTTCTTACAGAGCAGAAATGTTTGAAGAAATAAATACTACTATTAAAGTGTTCAAAGAGCAAGGTTTACAACACGAAATTCAAGGAAAATTAATGGAAATTAGACAAAAATATGAAGGTAAAACAAAATTACCAAAAGAATTATGCTATTTAGAAGGTAATTTAAGAGAAGATTACTTACACGATATGGAATTGTGCCAAGATTTTGCAATGCTTAATAGATGGTATATTGCTGATATAATATGTAAAGTTATGGATATAAAACCAATTAATCATTTTACATCAGTTCATAACTATATTAATTTTGAAGATAATATTGTAAGAAAAGGAGCAATATCAGCAAGAAAAGGTGAAAAAGTAATAATTCCTATGAATATGAGAGATGGCTGTATTATAGGAATTGGAAAAGGCAATGAAGATTGGAATTATTCAGCCCCTCACGGAGCAGGAAGAACAATGTCAAGAAACATTGCAAGACAATCATTAAGTATGGAAGATTATAAACAATCTATGGAAGGTATTTATACTACATCAGTAAATGAAGACACAATAGATGAGGCACCGATGGTATATAAACCAATGGAAGAAATTATTAAATATGTAGAACCTACAATAGAAATTACTAAAATAATAAAGCCAATATATAATTTTAAGGCTAATGAATAATTTAGAAAGCAAAGGAGAATAGAATATGAAAGTAATAGAATTAACAAATAGAGTATTATTTTTAGAGGATATAATTCAAATATTTGAAGAATATACTCATTATTATGTTTGTACTAAAAATGGTACTTGTGAAATAACTAAAAATGATTATTTCAAAATAAAAAATTACTTGTTATCTCTAAATGATGAAGTAGAAGTAATAGAAGAAGAAAAGAAAATACCTGAAAAATTAGAAATGGCATTATTAGGGCAAGGAAATAATTGGACACAAAAATTTAATAAAAAAACAAAAGAAATGGAAACAACAGATATAGAATTAAATCCTTACATAATAGAAATTATAACTACTAATACATTAGAAATACAAAATACATTAAATCAATTAATAGATTATATTAAAAGCAAAGGAGATGAATAAGATATGTCATTAAAAAGTGTACTAGAATTAATGGATAATTATGATTGTTTTAAATTATATAAAGGTGATTGCGTAGGAATATTTAGAAAAGATTGGCTAGGAATAGAACAATATTTAGAAAAGACAGTTACACATATTAGTTGCGAAGATGGAATGATAGCAATATCATTAAAATATTAAAGGTAAAGGAGAACAAGTATGAAAAAGATTAAATTTTGGTTAGATGGTTGTGATATTCAATTTTTAGCCGAAGCACCTGAAGATATTACTTTAAAACAATTGTTAAAACAATGTAATAGAATAAAACCTCATTGGTGTTCTTGTGGTATAAATTCAAAAAACATTGAAGATTATAATAAAGCAGAAATAATTATAGATTATGATAATGTTAAAAAAGTTGATGATGATGTAAGTTGTGATATTTTAGAAAATAAAGGTGAGTAATAATGAATAAAGAAGTTTATGTAATAGAAAAGGTAATGCCATTGCCGTTTGGAAGTTGTGGTAAAAAAGCATTTAAAAATAAAGAAGAAGCAAAAAAATATATAATAGAAAACTTAGATTGGCTATTAGCATTGGATTATGCAGATTGGGGTAAAAATAATGGTTATTTTGTAGTTGAAAAAATACAATTGTTAGGAAGTGAATAATAATGAGTGCAAAAGAAATGTTTGAAGAATTAGGGTATAAAAAAATAGAAGATGCTATGACAATAGCATATCATTATGAAGATTTACAAGTTAGATTTTGGAAAAATAGTAAACATATAGAATTATTTGGAAAAGCAACTCCTGATATGAATATAGATGATGAAGAATATTTTGAAAATGATTATAAATTATTTATTGCAATAAATAAACAAGTAGAAGAACTATGGGGTGATGAGATATTAAAGAAGAATGGAAACAAATAGATGGATTTGAATATTATTATATTTCTAATCTAGGTAGAGTAAAATCTACAAGAAGATGGAGTGGCACACATTTTTATGAAAGAGAAAAAATAATTTCATTACATAAACATAAAACAAAAGGCTATATTTATGTAAGTATAAGTAGAGATGGTAAAAATTATAATTTAAGAGTGCATAGACTTGTTGCAAAAGCATTTATACCTAATCCTAATAACAAACCACAAGTAAATCATATTGATGGAAACAAAGAAAATAATAATATAAATAATTTAGAATGGGTAACAAATCAAGAAAATCAAATACATGCTTGGAGAAAAGGATTGTGTAAAAAACATTCAACAAAAAGGAGATGAGGTTGGAATGAAAGATGAAATAAAAGAAATATTAGACAAATTAAAAGATAAAAATAATTATATTAGTCATAGTATGATTTTGCTCTCAATTAAAGAAACAACAACATTATATGATTACATAACTAATTTACAAGAAGAATATGAAGAATTAAACGGAATATTTGGTACGTGGAATAGTAGAAAATTAATTAAAAAATTTAATAAAGAATATGATAAAGAAGATAAAAGAAAAAATCCAAATAGAAATTATGTAGCAATATACCCTGATGCAGAAGAAGTGTATAAAAGATATTATGATTACAAATCAAGAATAGATAAAGCAATAGAAATATTACACCAACTTAATGAAACTTTACCAGCAGATTTAGTTTATAGTGAAATAGCACACGCAGAATATATATTACAAGGAAGTGATAAAAATGGCAACGATTGATATTAAATTAAAATCTTATGATGAATTAATATTTGAAATAACTACATTAAATACTAAATTATTTTTAAAAGACAAAGAAATAGAAAGATTAACAGTAGAAAGTACAGAATGGGAAAGTAAATGTTATAAATATCAAGATATAATAGATGAATTAGAAAAATGGTTAAAAGAAAATTTAACTAAAGATGATATTAAAAATCATTTTGTTGTTGTTTCAGTTATAGGCGTATTAGAAAAATTAAAAGAATTAAAAGGAAGTGATAAAGAATGATAGACTGGAATAAAAGAAATGGTGGCTTTTTATCGCCTGAAAGTGTATATGATGACCAATTAGGCAATTTATCACAACAAATAAATGAAAAAGACAAAGAAATAGAAAGATTAAATAAAGATTTAGATACAGCAATAGAAATATGTAATAATAGACAAAAAGAGATTGTAAAATTAAATAATATAATAAATGAATTAGAAAAATATTTAGAACAACAATGGTTAGAATGGAAAGATGAGTACAATTTTGAAGTGTATTCTATGGCTAAAGAAGATAAAGTGATTTTAGATAAATTAAAAGAATTAAAAGAAAGTGAAAGAAATTTTACTAAAGAAGAATTAGAAGCAGAAGAAAATTATTATAAAAGACATCAAGTTCCATTTAAAGAAAATTATAATGATTATTATGAAGGAAGTGAAGAATAAATGAAAGACAAAATTAAAAAATGGTATGACAATTTTATGATAGACCCAATATATAATACATTTATGTATATTTTATGTACTATACTATTTGTTATGTTGATTATGATATATATTCTTTGCTTTTTGGAATTAATCAAATTATTTTAAAGGAAGTGATAAGTAATGGGTTATATATTAGTTAATTTAATATTAATAGTATTGGTAAGTATTCAAATTTATTTACTATTTAAAGTGTACAAGGATAGAAAATGAAAAAAAATGAATATCAAAAGTTAGCAGATGAGTATGAAGAAACAAAAGTAATATGTAAATGTGGTAGAAGGATGCCAATTCCAGCATACAAAGAAGAATGTAGATGTGGTTGGTGTGGTAGAACTGTAAAAAATACAAGTAGGGCTAGATTTAAGTATATAATATTAAGAAAGCAAAAAATGATAAAAAGTACTAAATAAAGTACTTTTTTAATGTAAAAGTGAATAAAACTTTACAAATTTAATGACTGGTTAGATAATTATAGTAGGGTGGTGACAGCGGATGTATAGATTATACGTAATTGTAGGCAACAACAGTAAATATTGCCCATGTTTTGATGAAAAAGATTTAATGGAAACTATGGTAGAAATAGCAAACAAATATCATATTTATAATTTTGATATTTGGGAAACATTAGATAATCAAAGTTATCATTATAAAAGAATAATGGGAGTAGAAGAATTTGAACAAGCACTTGCTGAATATAGAGAGCCAAAAACAATACCAGATTTAAGTTGCTTAGAGTTAAAAGATTTTATAACAAAAAGAGCACTAAAAAGAAAAAGATAGAGGTTGAATATGGAAGAACTAGTTATTAAATTTAAAGAATATTTACAAAAGAAAAAAAATCCTACTATTGCAGCAGTAATGAAGGACTTAAACTTAAAAGAACACGAAGTATATGGATTAGTTGAACTATTAAAACAAAAAGGTTATTTTTTTGATATAATTGATAGAAAAATAATGAAAATTAAGCCAATTAAAGAAAATGATGTATACAAAGTGTCAAATAATTTAAACAAACTAAAATTATTACTTATTAGTGATACACATTTAGCATCAAAATATGACAGACTTGACATATTAAGATATTTATATCAAGAGGCTGAGGATAAGGGCGTTAATTATGTATTACATAGTGGCGATTTAACCGAAGGCGTTAGTGGAAGACCACAACAATTATACGAATTAAAAGAAAATTCATATACAGGTCAAAGGGATTATGTAATAGATAAATACCCTAAAAGTGATATTCCTACATACATAATAGCAGGAAATCATGATTTATGGTGGATTAAAAATTGTGGTGCTGATATAGTACAAGATATTTGTAAAAATAGAGATGATTTACATTATTTAGGCAGTGATTGTGAAGATTTAATGATAGGAAAGACAAGAATAAGACTATATCACGGTAAAGGTGGTAGTTCTTATGCAAAATCATATAAAGTTCAAAAATATTTGGATAGTATTCCAAATGAAGAAATACCAGATATTTTACAAACAGGTCACACTCATCAAGCATTTTATATTAAACAAGGTAAAACACATTGCTTTCAAACTAGTTGTTTACAAGATTTAACTTCATTTGAGAGAAGCATGGGATTTAGTAACGATAAATCTTGTTGGTGGGTCAATATAGATTTAGACAATAATGGTAATATTTATTCAGTTGAGCAAAAATTAGAAACATTTGGTAAAAAGTTGATAAGAAAATAAAAAAGGTATTGACTTTTTACCTTTTATTTGCTATACTATAGTTACATCAAGAGTAAAGCAGTAATTAAATTATTGCTCTTGAGTTTTTTATATTTTTTGTTCTCATACCTCCAAGTAAGAGAAAACTTGCTGCTCTTATGAGTAGCACTAGGGTAGATATAAAGTCAATATTTTATTAAGTTAACAAATAAAAAGATAGACTACACAAAGCGGTGGGAGTGAGAGAGACGAGCAGACCCACGTTGTTCTCTATTTATATCTATTCTAGTGGTATTCATAAGAATACTAAATAACATTCGTGGTGTTATTTTATTCGAAATTAGTAAGTGTTCGGTAAGTGTTACCTTTATAGGTAGCATATAGAGTAGATATATCCCATTACGGTATGGGTTAGGTCCTTTAATCAGTAAGGTAATAAAAGAGGAAGACCACCTCTTCACTTGGTTCAACTCCAAGATATCTATTCTATGTGGTGCTTATAAAGTACCAAACTTTCATAGGACTACTTTATTGTCTCGTAGTCTAGGATTGCGCTATCTTTTATAGGTAGTGTACTGATGATATATAAAAGTACAATAGGCTTTAAGATGAAAAAGGTTGGTATTCTTAAAGAGGTAGACAAAATAACCTTTATATCATTGGTTCAGTGCTTATAAAAGGCACTATGTTTCATAACGCAATATACCCCTAACCAAAAAAAGAGATATTAAATCTCTTTTTTTGTTATTTCTATTTCAACACGAGGATATTCCTTACAATACTCTGCTTTTGTACCGTTAAAGGAATTAACGATTGAATAATTATCATCCTCTAATATTTTATATTTAACCAAAATATCACAAGTTGCTTGTAAAAGGTTAGTTAAATCTGTTTTTCTTCTAGTCTCCATATAATATGTACATTTTAGATTTATAGGATAATCAATAGGTTTTTCAAGTGTAGGAATATATTGTTTACACTTTTTTTCATATTCTAAATATGGTTTTGAAGGTATAACTATTGGTCTTCCTTTTATCATAACTACATTAGAATGATTTTTTTTAGTCACAGGATTGCCTTCAATAATTATTTTTAAATCTGTTTTAAGCATCATTTTAGCCTCTTTTCTACTTTTATAGTAGAATTATACCAATTATGTAAAAAAGTGTCAATTTGACATTTAAAATGGCTTATTTTATAATGTATTAAAGAGTAAAGGAGAATGAATATGGCTAAAGTTCAAACAAAAAAAGAAAAAAAAGATGCTGCAACAGAAGCAAAATTAAAGAAAAACGAAATAATTACTCAACAAAGAAGTGAACTAAGTGAACTAGAACAATTTTTTGCTAATGGAACTGTAAATGATATAGATACTAAATTAGAGGTTATAAAAGAAGAAAAAGTAAATCAAATGATTGAATATGCAAAACAACACGAAAAAGACATATATAATTTGAAAACTGGAGACGTTATTGGAACTAGAGTTGATATGAACCCATTGGTAGTAAATAATCTTTTTTTTAAAACTATATGTCCAATAGGGTGTAAAGTACCAGTGTATACTCCTGAAAAATTATCTTTAATATATGATTATTATTTGTATCTTGTGACAGAAGTTAATGATAAAATAGGTAATTTCCCTAGTTCGTTAGCAAGTTTTTGTAAATTAGCAGGTATAACTACTAAGGACTTAAGAACCTACCGTAACTCTCCAGATATTGATATGCGAAATATAGCAGAAAAAATATATGATGAAATTGGAGATAATAACTTATCAATGGCACAATTAGGAATTGTCAAAGGTACTCCAACTCAATTTAAGTTAAAAACTCAAAATGAAATGGTTGAAAAATCAGTTCCAAATGTCAATATTACATATAAAGAAGTAGTTAATGTAGATAAGATGAACAAAAATATAGAAAAGTATAGGGCTATGCTAGGTGATAAATAATGGAATTAAGTGAAGAAGAAATTGTAAAATATATTAACGATTATTTAACTATATTACATAATAACTTTACTGGATATTCTAAAAAGAAAATACCTTATAAAGAACTTAATGAAATGATGAAAGACCTTTCTAAATTATTTGACACATATTATGTAAAGAATGATGTTGAGTGTAGTAAACTTTGTGTAAAGAGATATATACCATTATTAAATTTAATGTTAAAATTAGATAGAAGAGAAAATGTTGCTTACGATTATTATAATCAATTAAAAGAAGCATACCGTATGGCAAGTAGAACGTCTTTAGAACATTATTTTATGTATCGAGAATGGGATGAACCTTATGCAGAAAAGTTTTTTGCACCTAGAGTTAATATATTAAAAGGATTTGTTCATTATTTACAAGAGATAACAACTAATCCTAAATTTAGACTGTTAATTGCAAATTTGCCTTCTGGTTATGGTAAAACTTATACAGAAAAAATAAGTGAAGCATGGAATTTTGGCGTTGACCCTACTGGAACAGTACTATCATTATGTTCAAACGATGATGTAGTTAAGGGTGGTTCAAGAACTGTAAGAGACGAAATGAAAAGTGAATGTTTTTCAGAAGTATTTCCATATATGAAATGGAATAGCGAAGATAAAGATTATTTTTTAAAAGAAACAGATGGTAACTGGAAATTAAAACAATGTAAGTTAAATTCATCTTATGTAGCCAGTACTACAAATTCAAATGTAGTAGGTACTCGTGCTAGTCAGAGAATACATATAGATGACTTATATGCTGATTATCAAGAAGCAATGAACCAAAATTTAAACGAATATTACTTTAATAAATTTTTAACAGTATGGAGAAAAAGATTTGTACAAAATAAAGAGCCTAAATGTGTAGTAACAGGAACATTATGGGCTAGTGGTGATTTTATTGCATTATTAATAGAAACAGCAAAGAAAGAAAATAAATTTAAACCACATCCAATATATCCATATACGTTTATTAATGAAGACGAGACTATAGCAATAGTTCAAGTTCCAGCATTAGATTATGAAACTGGATTATCTACTTGTCCAGAATTAAGAACAACTGAACAAATAGAACAAGAAAGAAATAATATGCCAGATTATTTGTTTGAAACAAACTTTCAACAAAAACCAACAGACCCAGAAGCATTATTATTTAGTTATAATAGAATTAAGACATATCAAAACTTTCCAAAAACTGATAGTGATGAATGTTTTGCAGTAATAGATGCCACAAGAAAAAGTGGTCGAGATTACTTTTCAATGCCAATATGTTCAAAAATATATGAAGGAGATATGTCAATGTTTTATTTTAAAGATTGTATATTTACTCAAAAGGCAACTAAAGATTTGTATGAAGATATTTGCAACAAAATAATAGAACATCATATAGCACATTTAGTAATAGAAAGTAATGTTACAAGCGAATTAAAACAAAATATTGAAAGAATATTAGCAGAACACGGCATTTATTATTGTGAAATAAAAGAAAAATACAACAGTGAAAATAAATCAGAGAGAATTGTTGACCAATCATTTTTAATTCATAAAAGAATGGTATTTCCAGCAAGAGATAAATTTCCACCAAAAAGTGATGTTGGTCAATTTATGAATAATTTTACATTATATAATTCTACTGGTAGAAATCAACACGATGACGCACCAGATAGTTTAGCATTAATGTCTAAAGAATTTATAGATGAGGGATTACAAAGACCAAAAATAACTATATTTAAAAGACCTTTTTAGGTCTTTTTTACATTTAATTTACAAAAATTTGACAACACTTTACATTTTATATTATAATTGCTTTGTAAAGGTAGATGATTTCATGAAAACATACGGTCGAACAACAATTCTCGCTAATTTTACAGAACAAGAAATATTAGACGCATCTAAAGATTTAAACAAATTAGATAAAATTATTGTAGATATATTATTAAATGCAAAACCTATACATGAACAAAATCGCATAGAAACCTTATATTTAAAAGCATATTATTATGGTGACCAAGATATTAAATATAAAGAAAAATATACAAGAGAAGAAATTAACAACAAAATAGTTGAAAACTGGGCTTATGCTTGTGTTGATTTTAAGAAGACATATTTATTAGGAAAGCCAATTCAATATGTTAGTTTAGATGACGGAGAAAGCAAAGAAATATCTCAATTAAACAAATATATCAAATATGAAAATAAAAAAGCATTAGATATGGAAATTTATGAAGATATTTTAGTTTGTGGTAGAGGATTTAGATATACAAACAAAGACCAAAAAAATCCACCTGATGAAGCACCTTTTGAAATTATAAATTGTTCTGTTGAAGATACAGAAGTTGTTTACTCAAGTGGAATGAAAAAGGAACAATTATTTTCTTATATTACAACTGATATGCAAGAATTAATTCCTTCTACAAATGATAAAGGTGAAGTTATATATAATAAACATAATTATCAAGAATTTACAGTTTATTTAAGAAATATGCAATTAAAATATAGTGACCAAAGTGGAGAATTAAAAAGAGTTGGAGACCCAATACCTATATTATTAAATGAGCATGTTATTAATGAATATTATGTTAATAGAAAAAGAATATCTTTAATTGAGATTGGAAAAGATTTATTTGACCAAATTAATAATATAGAAAGTTTAGACGCTGATGATTTAGAACAATTTGTAAATGCTATTTTAGTATTTATAAACGCATCAGTTAGTGGCGAAGATATAGCAGACATCAAGGCTTTAGGTGCTGTAAGTATTAATTCCGATGAAAATAAAAAAGCAAGCGTAGAATTATTACAAGGTACTCCAAATTCTTCAAACACTCAAATTAATTACAACAGATTATTAAATTCATTACATCAAATATTAGGAATTCCTGTTGCTAGTGAATATGGAATTGAAAGTACTGGAGATACTGGAAAGGCAAAATTAACTGGTCAAGGTTATACAAGTGCTGGTATTCGTATTGAAGGCGATGAAACTATGTTTAGTAGATGCGACTTTAATTCTTTAAGAGTTATTTTAAATGTATGTAAAATGACACCTAATAGTAATATTAAAGATTTAAAAATAAGTGAAATTGACAGTAAGTTCCAAAGAGATATGAGTGATAACTTATTAGTTAAGACACAAGGATTATTAAATCTATATAGTTGCGATATTCCTAGAGAATATGCTAATGCACTTGTTAACTTATTTAGTGACCCTCATGCAGTTACTCAAGCACAACAAGATTTGTTTGGAGACCAAGTAAGTCAATTACAAGGAAAACAAACAAGTGAAGGAACTGGTAACTCTGATTTTACTAAAGAAGCAGATAAAGCAAATGAGCAAAATAAAAAAATAACAAATGCAAACGAAATGAATTTACAAGGGCAATAAAAGCCCTTACTCATCGAGGGAACAGACTAAGGATGGTGCAACTCCATTCCCCTCGCCCATTTCCCTTTTATATGCCGATAGTGTAATGGCTAGCACAATGGTTTCCAAAACCATTAATCTGGGTTCAAATCCTAGTCGGTATGCCAATTTAGGCTTTAACATTTGGATATGCAAATGTTATTGAAATTCTCTTTAAGGCTTGGTAAGGGCTGTAAAATACTTACTGTATAAGGAGAGTGATATATATGAAAAGAGAAGAACTTTTAGCGAAAGGCTACACTGAGGAACAAGTAACTGATTTACTTAACACATTTCACAGTATTAATAGTGAAAACAAACTATTAAAAAATGAAGTACAAGCAAAGCAAGACCTTGTTAATCAAAATTTAGAATTGCAAAGACAATTAGATGAAATTAATAAAGCAAATATGTCTGAACAAGAAAGAATTACAAAAGAAAAAGCAGATGCTGATAAGTATTATTCAGATGCAAAAAAAATCTATAATACTGCAAAAGCAAAAGAAATTCTTGCTGGTTTAGATATAGATGAACAATTAATTACAACTTTAGTAAGTGAAGATGAAAATGCAACTATTAATAATGCTACATTATTAAAAAATAGACTAGAAAGTCTAAAAGAAAGCACAATCAAACAAACTAAAGAAAGTATTGCAAATTTAGATATTAAGCCAACTCCAACTAACATACCACAAGAAAATAATGTGATGACAGTTGAAAAGTTCAATAGTATGACATTATCTGACCAAGTAATGTGGAAGAAAGAAAATGGTCAAGAATATGAACAATTATTTAATAAGTAATAAGAAAGGAAGAAAAAAATTATGGCTAAGAAAATTGATGGCTCTACAACAGGATTAGGATATTACTATGATGAAGAAATCTTTAATAGAGCATACACAAGTGAAAAAGACCCTACATCTACTGTATTAATTGAAAGTGGTGTAATGGTTGAAGACCCAAGAATAGCAGAAATGATAGCAGGTGGTGGAAATTTCTATACATTACCATTCTATACTGACTATGATGGTGAATATCAAAATTATGATGGAAAGACAGACATTGTATTACAAGAAGTAGATGCTGCTGGACAACAACATGGTGTTGTTTGGGGTAGAACAAAAGGTTGGACAGATAGAGATTTTGTTACAGATTTCTCAAGTGCTGACCCAATGAGAAACATTTTAAATAGAATTCAAAAATGGGAAGCAAAGAAAAGACAAAAATTATTAATAGGAATTTTAGAAGCAATCTTTGGTTTAACAGGTGCTGCTGGTTCTTATGAAAATGAATTTGCTACTCAACATATTTCAAATATTGCATCTGCAACTTCTACAATTACTGATGCAAACAAAATATCTTTAACTTCATTAAGAGATTTAGCAGTTAAAGCAAACGGAGATGCTGCTGATGATTATGCTTTAGCAATAATGCACTCACAAGTTGCTAACAGATTATCTCAATTCAATGTATTAGAATATTACAAATACAATGATGCTAATGGACAAGAAAGAGATGTTAAAGTTGGTAAGAGTGGAAATATGTTAGTATTAGTTTGCGATGAAGTACCTCATGAAGTAAATGCAACTTCTGGAGCAGTTGAATATACTACATATTGCTTTGGTAGAGGAACAATCGGATATGCAAAAGCACCAGTTGACCATCCATCTTCTCAATGGAGAGATGAAGTTAAAAATGGTGGTATGGATTGCTTAGCAACAAGATATAGAGAAACTATTTTACCTTATGGATTTAGTTTTGAAATGGCTAATCTACCTGTATCTCCAACAGATACACAAATTTGTACTACTGCTAACTGGTCTATTGTTTATCAACCAAAGAATATTTATCTTGCTAAATTAGTATCTAACGGATAGGAAATATCATTATGTATATTATAGAAAATGGGAAAGCATACCTAGTTGACGGCGAAGTTGGTTATTTAGCCAACTTCGATAAAACAGGTAAAATGATAATTAATAAAGAAGAAACAATAGAAGCAGATGGTAAATTTAAATATACCTATGACGAATTATATGCAAAATTAAATATTGCATATTTAATGGAAGAAGCAAAAAGAAAAGATGCTTTAAAAAACATTGAAAGTGATGAAATAAAAAAATTAAATGCTGAAATTGAAGCATTAAAAAAAGAAAATGAAGATTTAAAATCTTTAATAGAAGAATTAGAAAATGCAGATAAAAAATCTGCAGAAGATGAACAACCTAAAGTTGAAGATAAATCTGAAAAAGAAGAAGATAAAAAAGAAAATAAATAATAGAAAAGAGGTATAAATATGACAGAAGATGAGTTAAATACTTTATTGCCTTTATTAAAGAAAAGAATACCTTATGATGAGGATTTTTTCGGAGATGATGCCAGTTGGAATGAAGCATTAACACAGTTATTAGAAGATAGTAGAAATATTTTGCTATCAAAGTTATACCCTTTTGAAGATTATTCATCATACACTATTCCAGCACATAAATATAATTGGATTTTAAGATGTAGTGTAGAATTGTATAACATTGCTGATAAGATGGGTGTAACAAGTTATGCCGAAAATGGTATATCTTGGTCAAAGTACACCGATGGTTTATCAAAGAGTTTAACAAGTGAACTTGTATCACATGTAGGAATTCCAAAATATACTCCAACTCAAGAGAATGGTGATTAGAATGTACAGAGAACCTATATTTAAATACAAATCAAAAATTTATGTGTGCAAAAAACTAGATACCACACAAGATGAAAATATGAATGAAATAGAAAATTATGCTGAACCAATTAAATATATATTTAATGTTCAGCCAGTAAATGCAAGTAGTGAAGGTAGAGAATTTGGTCAGTTAGTAAATGCAATGAGAGTTGCAACCATTCCAAAAAGAAAATATATGGGCAAATTTAATGAATACGATAAAGTTTATATTGACACTGTTCCATCTGAAAACGAAGTTGATTATGGTGACAATGCTGATTATAGAATTTATAGTGTTAGACCTCAAAATACTTGTATAAAAGTTTATTTTCTAAAACTGGTTAGAAATTCAATGATAGGAGAGTGATATTATGAACAATAATATTAAAATGAAAAAGAAAAATGCTGACGGAGTTCTTATTATAAAAGAAGTAGAACCAGCATTATATTCAAATTATATTGCTTTAGGATGGGAAGAAGTTAAATCCGAACCTGTTAAAAAGAATATATTTGAAAAAGAAATTAAAAAAGAAAAAGATGAAAAATAATGAAAACATATAATATAGACATTAGTACAAACGCTGGATATAAAAAACTTGAAAAAATATTAAATCAACTTGAAAAACTCTTTACTGATGATTATAAACTAAAAGAATTTATTGCAACTAAAGCACAATCAGAACTTGAAAAAATATGTATTGAAAGATTACATAATTTAGAAAGTTATGATATTCAAGGACACTATTTAGGTGGAATGTATGTAACTATAGAAAAAGATGTTATTATTTTAGGAAATAATAGCATGGTTGATATAGAAGGCAAAAATATGAAACCTGAAACTAAAGCAAGATATGCTACGGGATTATCCTTAGCAAAAATTGTTGAATTTGGTGTTGGTGCTAAAGGTACTTCTGATGAAGATTGGGAAGTAAATATTAATAAAGATGAGCACATTAGAAAATATGGTAAAGATGGTTGGTACTATGTTGATAACAATGGAGAAATTCATTGGACAACTGGTATCGAAGGTAAATTTATATTTTTAACATTAAGTCAAAGAATTAAAGAAAATATCAGTGATTGGATTAATGAATATATAGAAAATAATTTAGATTGAGAGGTTATAAAATGGAATACGATTTAGAAACAAAAATAATTAAAGATTATCATAATTATATGATGAATAAATCTATTTTTGCAAATACATTAAAGATACTTCCAGAAGCACCTCAATCTTTTGCTACATTTCCTACAATTATAATAAGTGAAATTAATAATAGTCAAAATATAGGAAGTACATCAACTAATTACATGGAACATGCTGATAATTTAAGTTATCGAGTAACCATTTACTCAAAAAACTCTACTGTAGGTAACGTTAAATATCAAGCAAGAAATGTAAGAAAAGAATTACAACTTTTGACTTTTAATTACTTTATGAATTTAGGATTTGTAAGAGCAAGTGGTACTAAAGGAGAATATCCAGATATTAGTATTGATAGATACGATATGGTATTCACTGCTACAAGAAATAATTGGAATGGAAAAATAAGATAAGGAGAGATTATTTATGGATAATAATAGAAATTATACTGATGTTGGTTTAATTAGTAAACATTCAAGTTTAAATATTCAAGATGTAACTGATGGAAAATTTTTCCTATTAGTTCCTACAACTACATTACCTGCAACTAAAGGTGCACCAGCAACAGTAGATAAAACAGTTTTAACTGATGGCTCTATGACACAAGTTGAAGGTTTACAATCAAATGACCAAAAGACTTATACATTTAACTATCATAGAGATAACATTAGACAACTTAAAAAATATAAAGGTAAAAAATTAACATTTATCGAAAGAAACCCAGATAATACTGGTGAAAGATTTATCGGAACACTTGCATTTGGTAGAACAGATGTATCTGTTAACGGTATTGTTCAAGGTAATATCTTTATAACAGTTGAAAGTGCTGATGATGACCCTATTGATGATGTTAGAGATTTAATTAAACCTACAGCAATCATTACAAATGCTTTAGAAGATGTAAATCTTACTGGAACAGGTTCTGTAGTAGTTCCTATTGAAACATCTGAGGGAGCAGAAGTTGCAGTTGCATCAGCAAGTACATCTATTGCTACAGCAACTTATGCAGATGGTAAATTAACTGTTACAGGAGTTGCTGCTGGTACTACATTTATTAATTTAACTGTATCAAAAACTGGTGAAGCAACATCTTATAGAAGTATTGCAGTTAATGTTATTTCAGAATAATAAAAAAATAAGAAAGGAATATTTTAATGAAAGAGTTTAGTGAAGAAATTATTGAAATTGCAGGAAAAGAATATAAACTATTTTTAAATAGAAAAGGTATTGTGGCTTGGGATAAATATGCTAGAGAAGAAAATCGTAAAATACAACAAATAGAAATTGAACTATTTAATGAAAAAAATCCTAAAATAACTAAAGAAACTAATCCATTAGAAAACATCAACGAAAACGCTGGTGAAGAAAATGACAAAATAGTTTCTAAATCATATAGAAAACTTTATTGGATTATGTTATATACAAATTATCAATTTGATATGGATAAAGTAAATGAATTATATGATTTAGCAGTTAAAGAATATGGCGAAGAACAATTAATAGCATTAGGCAATCAAATGATTGACGATGCGAACACTAATAGAGTTCAAGAACCAGAAAAGGAAGAAAATACAACAAAAAAACTTCCTGCACTAAGACCAAGCAAGAAATAAATGCAAACAAATATAAATCTATAACAGACTTTTATTTCAATGAATTATTCCCTAGTGCATTAATGTTCGGTATGTCTAGTAAAGAGTTTTGGGAAGATGACCCCCAACTATACTGGTCATACCGAACTTTTTATTTAAAACAAAGAGAAGTAGCAAATGAAGATTTAAAATATGAAACTTGGTTGAAGGGAAGTATTAATATGATGGCTACTTCAAATGCTATTAATAATAATTTTTCAAAAGAAAAGGTTAAATATCCTAATTATGAAGATATATTTGAAAATAGTGAAACAATAGAAAAACAAGAAAAATTATCTAAAAAAGATATTGATAAGAGAGTACAAGATGAATTTAACGCTTGGGCAAGATATTAATATCTTAGAAAGGAGATAAATATATGGCTGGAAGAACAGACGGTGTTGCAGTCAACATAGGTTTAAGTACAAAAAAAGCATTAAAAAATGTAAGAGACCTAAATAAAGAAGTAAACAGTTTAGGAAAAAATATAAATACTGCATTTCAAACAACTGCAATAATAGGTTGGGGAAAAGCAATAATGAGTGTTACTCAACAAATGATTAATGCTTCTAAAGCACAATCAGAATACATTGAAAACTTTAACTTATTAGAAGTATCATATAAGAATAACACTGGTAGTGCAGAGAAATTAATGGATACTCTTAAAAACTTTTATGGCTTAAATCCTAGTGGATTAACAAAACAATTAGCAACATACAAGCAAATGACAAGTGCCATGCAACTTGGAGAAGAAGCATCTTCATTATTAAGTGAAAATTTATTAAAAATGCAAGAAGATGTAGCATCTTTGTATAATTTAGATTTTGAAAGAGTTGGTAGTAAATTTCAAAGTGCGTTGGCAGGTCAAACAAGAGCAGTAAGAGATTTAGGCGTTGATATAACTCAAACATCATTACAGCAAGAATTATACAATCGAGGTATTGATAAGAGTATTACTGATATGAATAGAGCAAGTAAAACTGTATTAATTTATTTAGCAATGGAAAGACAGTTATCAAATGCTCAAGGTGATGCTGCAAGAACAATTAATAGTGTGGCAAATCAAACAAAGATATTTAGAGAACAAATAAGCATTGCTTCAAGACAAATTGGTGCATTATTTATTCCAGTATTAAAAACTGTATTACCTATCTTAAACGGTATATTAATGACATTAAATGCCATAGGAGAATTTATACTTGGTTTACTTGGATTAGGTGCTAAAGATTTAGCCAGTGAATTTGGTATATCTACTATAAGTACAGATTTTGATGACTTAGGAGTAAGTTTAGACGATGCTGGTAAAAAAGCAGATAAATTATATGGAAAATTAAGACCATTTGATAAATTAAATGTGATAACAACACCAACAGATAGCGGTTCAAATAATGCTGCTAAATTTGGTGGTGGAATTGATAAAGACTTATTAGGTTCACTAAAAACATATAACGAAGAACTTGAAAAAGCAAAAAATAAAGCCAAAGAAATTAGAGATGCTATATTAGGATGGTTAGGATTTACTGTTGATGAAAATGGACAAATCAAAGATTTTCACATAACTTTAGGTTCTGTTGCTGGAATTTTGATGGTTGGTGGAATTGTTTGGAAGGGTTTAAAAGGAATTGCTGGAATAGTTGGAAATATAGGTAAATTCTTTGGCCTTTCAAGTCCAATAAGCAAAGCAGTAACTGGAATGAAAAATTTATTTACAGGTGGATTATCCGCTACAAACATTGGAAAGGTTACTACTAAATTTGCTAAATTAGGAACAGTAATTGCTGGTGCTTTTTTCGGAATAGATGGTTTACAAAATGCAACTAAAGTTGGGAAAAAATTTGCTGATGAAACACAAGATGCTGCTACTAAAGGATGGGAATTAGCAGGAAGTTTATCAGAAGTAGCAATAGGTGGTGCATTAATTGGAGCAAACTTTGGACCTATAGGAGCAATTATAGGTGGTGTTACAGGTTTAGTGGTTGGTGCTACTGCTGCATGGCTTGGTTACGATAAAGCACTTGAAGAAATGGCAAAAAAAGAGTTATTTGGAAATATAGAAATTACCACACAAGAATGGGCTGATGATTTAGCAAAATTAAATCCAGAACTAAATACAATGTATGAAACAATAACAAAACACAATCAAGATATGGAAGGATTAGCAAATAACTTTACTAATGCTTATGAAGAATTAGATAAATATTCTTATAGATTTGGAAATTTAGGAGTTCAAATAACTGATGAAGACGGTCCAAAAATTACAAGTGCAATTAATGAAACATTTACAAACGCAAGTAAAATTGTAAAAGAAGAGACTGATTTTGCCGTTGATACATTTACTTCAATGTGGAAAAACGGAAGTGAATTATCAAAAGAAGAACAAAATAATATTTTAAATAATATTATTAATTATGGTAAAGACCAACAAAAAGAATTAAATGATGCTCAAGATAAAATTACAAAAATTTATAATGAAGCAATTAAACGAAGAGGCTATTTAACTGATGAAGAATATAAAGAAATTAAAAAACAACTAGAAAAGATAAGAATATTAACTACAACACAAGTTGGTGATAACGAGGCACAATTAATAAAAATGCAAAAAGATTACCAAAGTGGCAAACTTCAATTAAATGAAGAAAGTTATAAAAATTTAGCAGAAGCATTAAAAAAATACAACGAAGATGTTGAAAAAAAGGCATGGACAAGTTACCAGACAAGACTAGACCAAATTGAAAAATATCATAAATTAAATATGATAAGCGAAGATGAGTATTTAAAATTAACACAAGAAGCATACGATGATTATTATAAAGATATTGAAGAAGGTCAAAAAAAAGCAAATGAATATCTTGGTGGTTTGTTAGATGATTTAAAAAATGCTTATGCTGATAGTACTGGAAAATCAAGAGAATTAATAGAAGGTATATTTAAAGATTTGAATATAGATACGTCAGATATGATTAAACAAATTGAAGATGCTGCTGGAATGTGTTATGAAAAATTTAACGAAAGAATGAATAGAGGTATTAAAAAAAGGTATGATGTTGAAATAAATCCTATATTAAATGGCAGGTATCAAATTGGTTCAAACAATAGTAATTACTTAGAAATTCAAAAAAAAGCAGATGGTGGATTTGTAGATGAAGGACAAATGTTCTTAGCAAGAGAAGCAGGACCAGAAATGGTTGGTAGAATTGGCAATAAAACTGCTGTAGCAAATAATGACCAAATTGTAAGTGCTATTTCAATAGGTGTTGAAAGAGCAATGTCAAGAGCAAAAACTAATTCTAATGTAGTAATAAAAGCAGATGCTGATACAGAAGGATTATTAAATTTCATCAATTTTAAACAACAACAAATGAATAGGCAATATGGATTTTAATAGATAGGAGATAGAAAATATGGCAAAAGAAAAAGTTAATTATAATAAATATGAAAATTACATTAGAGTAGGAACATCACCTCAAACATTACAAGATTTTCCTACTCCGTCTTCTATCGGATATTTATTAGCCGATGTAGATAAAGACCCTTTTACAGATTTGCAAGGATATACTCATAGAAATAGAGTTAGACATGATGTATTAAGTTTAGAATTAGGCTACAACATTTTAAGTGATGAAGATTTAGCATTTATATTAAATACAATATCAAATGCTTGGGTTTATGTAGAAGTAAAAGATAAAAAAACATTACAAAGAAGTGTTCACAAAATGTATGCCAGTGATAAGCAATTTGGTGCATTTAGAGCATGGCAAGATGGATATGGAAATTGGCAAGAAGAAGAACAAGAATTTACAGTAACAATGGTAGAAGAATAAAGGTGATTGACTATGCAAGTGGTAAGTAACGAGTTTAGAGAAAAAGTATATAGTGGAGAGGCATTATATACAGCAAATTTAACTATTAATGGTCAACAAGTGCCAATAAATCAAATAGCAAGAATTACAATTAAAAGTCCAATCATTGATACTAGCACTGAAACATTTTATGTAGGTTCATTTATATCTCAATCAATAACTATTAAATTTAAAAACTTAGATGGTATAGATATACAAAGTGGTAACTTAGTATATTTAGAAATTGGAGAATATGTAAATGATGAATATGAATATGTTCCAATAGGTTATTTTTTGATAGAAGAACCAAAAGAAAACTATCAAGAAACTTGTGAAATAACATGTCTCGATTATGCTATTAAATTCAAACCAAATATTGATTATAGTCCTTGTTTTACAGATGGAAAAGCAAATATTAATGTAATAGCACAATATATATGTGATTATTTTGGAGTTGAGTTAGAAACTGACCTTTCTCAACTTCCAAATAGTCAAATAGAAGTTGGAACTTATGATAGTTCGATAAGTGGAAAACAATGGTTATCTTATATAGCAGAAACAAAAGGTTGTAATTTAAAAATTAATAGACAAGGTAAATTAATGTTTATACCTTTAAAACATGAACCTGATATAACAATAAACACTTTAAAAAGTGAAAAGTTGGAACTTGGAGAAAAATATCAAGTATCCCGTGTTGTATATTTTGATGCAGTAAGAAATTTTACTTATGGAGAAGATAGCAATAATACATTGTTTATAAGACAAGATAATCCCTTTATAACAGATGAAACAGTAGTGCAAAATATATACAATGCAGTTGAAAATTTTACAGTATGGTCATTAAAAAACAGAAATTATGGTGATATTAGTTTAGATGCTTGGGATATAATTAATTTTACATTAGGTTATGATGAAAATGAAAATCCAATAGAATATCAAACATATAACGATAATACCATTGTATATGAAATGAATATAATGACTGATATATCTACTCAAATACCAACCAAGCAAAAAGAAATAACAACAAATGTTGTTGGTGGAGACGAAGAAACAAAAGTTAAAATGATAAAAACTTTGCTAGATTATGTAAATGCAGAAGTAACAATTCAGGCAGAAGAACAAAAAAATATGCAAAATAGATTAGCACAATTAATATTAGATGTTAATTCAATACAAAATTTATTTCAAATTACTGGTGGCAATAACTTAATAAAAAACTCACAATTTTTATTTAATGATGAAACATGGGAATTTGGGGATATTGAAATGGTCAATGTTGTATATAATGACCAACAAGTTCAATATGATGGTAATGATGTAGTATATGGATTAAATAATTTAAATTTAAAATATCATACTCCATTTGGAGAAGGATATGATAGTTCATTAATAGGTCAAACAACTTCTATTTCAAAAATTCAATTAAGAAATATTGTTATGTCATCAAAATCGGATAATATTATTAATTTAAAACAAGGTCAAGCATATACTTTAAGTTATTTATTTAAACAAGACCCTTTAACAACAACAAGAGTTCAATTAATTGAACAAGTATCTGGTTTAACAATATATAATAAGCATTTTAATAGTTCAGTAGATAATATAACAGAAGAGACATTTCAATTTATTGCAAATGATAATTCATATATTTTAAGAATTTCTACTACAACATTAACAAACGATGATACAAAAGGATATTTTTATATATATGATTTAATGTTAAATAGTGGAGATAAAAAAAATTGGGAAGTTGCAGCGGGAGAAATTTATTCGACTGTAATTAAAATGTCTCAATTAGGATTACAAGTTTTGGCTACAGGTTCAAAAATTGCTACATTAATTACATCAGATGGTTTTAAAATATATAAATATGAAAACGGTCAATTAAGTTCTACACCAATTACGGAATTTACAGATGATGGATTAATTACAGGAATTGCAAAAACATTATCTGTATATACAGGAAGATATGTTATGACAGAGTTGTATCTAAATGGTATAGAACATCATGTTGAATATTTTAAAGAATAGGAGAGTGAATAAAAATGGCAGTAACAAGTGGTAGAGTAGAGAGTAACGTTGGTGGAAATTATTCTAAATTTTACGTTAACTGGCAACAAGTAAGTCAAAGTACAGCCAACAATAGTACAACAATAAATTGGCAAGCAGGTTTATATACTGGTACATCATCAGACCACGATTTTTGGTATAGTAACGCTGTAAAAATAACTAATGTTACTATCAACGGTCAAACTGTTTCAACAGGCGGTACTTGGAGTAATATTAAATCTGGTGGAGATAATCAATTATTAAGTAATTCTATAACTATACCTCATAATAGTGATGGTACAAAAACTTTTTCTATTAGTATTTCAGGTTGGTTATATGGAAGTGGAGATAAATCTGGTAGTGGTTCATTTGCATTAACAAATATTCCAAGAAAAACTTCTATCACTTCTTTTTCGGTATCTAAACGAAGTGAAACAACATTTACATTTAATTGGTCAACTGCAAATACTATAGATTATGTATGGTATTCAACAAATAATGGTTCAAATTGGACAGGATATGATGTAACTGATGGAACAAGTGGCAATTTTGTAGTGTCAGGATTAAGTGCAAATACAACTTATAATTGTAAATTAAGAGTTAGAAGAAAAGATAGCCAATTAACAACTGATAGTACAACAGTTTCACAAACAACTTATGCAGCACCAACACAGAGTTTAAAATCAAAAACTGAAACAAGTGTTACGATGAACTGGTCTGTAGATAGTACAGCAAATTATATTTGGTATTCAAAAGATAATGGTGCTAATTGGACAGCAGTTGGAACTGTAAATGCAACTAGTGGTAGTTATACGATAAGTGGTTTAACAGCCAACACTTCTTATAACATAAAAACAAGAGTTAGAAGAAGTTTAGCAAGTACAACTTATGATACATCAACTAGTAGTCAAAAAACATATCAATATCCTTATGTTGATACTGTTCAGACTGCAAATTTAACAGTTGGTGGTTCTCAAAAAGTAACATTATATAATCCATTATCAAGAAATGTTACTTTATATATGAAACAAAATAATACAAGTGGAACAACATTATACAGTGGTACAACCACTAGTACAAGTTTAACTTTTACACCAAATGCAACCACTTTGTACAATAGTATTCCAAATGCAAAAAGTGGAAATGCAGTTTATTATTGTACCTATTCAAGCCAAACCGTTTTAACAAAAAGTGGCACATATTCAATAAATAATAGTCAAGGACAACAAAATCCAACTTTTTCAACAAGCAATTGGTCTTATACTGCTGATTTAACTAATTTAACTAATAATAATCAAGTTGTAATAAATAATCAATCAACTGTAACTTTTAATATTACAACAGCAGCAACAGCAAAAAATGGAGCATCAATTAGTAAATATCAATTTAAATGGGGCAATAAGAGTAAATATTCAAATGAAGGATATAATGTTGAAAAGGGAAACGGAAATATATTAGAAGTAACATCAATAGATACAAGAGGTTATTATACAACTACTACTATTAATTTAGGTAATAATTTTGTAGATTATAAAAATATTACTAATAATGAAATTAGTACTCATAGAGAAAGTGGTGTAGGAACTGCAACAACATTAGATTTACGGGGAACATTATTTAACGAAAAATTTAGTTCAAGTGGTATTAAAAATACATTTACAAGTGCAAAATATTATGTTTCTACAGACAATATAAACTGGTCAGAAGGATATGGCATTACATTATCATCATTTAACTTAAATAATAATAATTATGTGTTAGATGATTATATAATTAATGCAAATGGTTCAAGTGGTGGTTTTAATGTAGGAACTAAATATTATATTAAAGTAATATTACAAGATAAATTAACATCATTAACAATATATGGAACAGTTACAGATGGTAAATTAGCAAGAGACGTATATCAAGATAATAATGGTGAATATCATACTGGTATAAATGGATTAGCAAATCCAAATTATACAGAAGAAATACATGGAACATTAAATGTAACTGGCAAAATTTATATTAATGGTGTAGAAATAACAGTTTAATTATGAAAGGAAAGTGATTTTATGGCAAATATTAATTTGACAGCAGGTCAAAATATTACATTAGAGCAAGATGGAAACAATCTTATTATAAATGGTGAAGCAGGTGGTGGTGCTTCATCAGATATAGTTATAATATCAGATGAACAACCAACAAGTGAAGATAACAAAATATGGATAGACACAGGAGAAGTACAAAATCTAGGTAGTGAAGTACATATTGGTAGTGAAATAGATAGTAAAATTGGATTAAATATATTAGTAGGTAAAAATTTATTTGATAAAAATAATTTTAATGTATTAGATGCTTTAATAAGTGATGGTGGTACATTAGCAAGTAATCAATATTTCAAAACATTATTTATACAATGTAACCCTAACACAACATATACTATATCAAAAATATCAAGTAGTTATTTTAGAGTTGGTGGTTTTGCAAGTGTACCAACATTAGGTGCAAGTTATATATCAAGAATAAAAGATGACAATGCAACTTCAATAACATATACAACGCCTTCAAATTGTAATTATTTAGCAATAACATATTACGATAGCAATAGTGATAATAACTTACAAGCAATATTAAATAGTATACAAATTGAAAAAGGTTCAACTGCAACAACTTATCAAGCATACATAACACCTACAATAAATGTAGATGGAGAAGATATATATGTAAAAGGGCAAAATGAAGTATATTCAACAAAAGAGCAAAGAATAGGCACATGGATTGATGGTAAACCTTTGTATAGAAAGTGTTTACAATTTAATACACCAAATAGTACTACTAATACACAAGTAGCAACTTTTGATACAACTTATACAATAAGAAATTATTATGGTAATGTAACAATAAGTGCTTCAAATCAATTAATACCATTAAATTTCTATTTTACAAATGAATATAATGTAACAACTTATGTCACAAATGTAACAGGAACTATAAATATGAAAATAGGAATAGCATCATATCAAAAACAGCCTGTTACAATGTTTATTGAATACACAAAAACAACTGATTAGGAGATGATAATATGAAATATAAAGATAACGGAGAATATAAATATATATATGTAAAATCATTTGATACACTACCTGTTGGTGCAATAGTAGAATATAATGGTTCAACAATACCTGATGGTTGGACTGATATAGGAAATAATAAAATACAAAAAACAAGTCAATACATAGAAGGTGGAGCAAGTCTATCAAATGTATATGGAACTTCAAATAAAAATGGTTATACACAAGAGTATATTAATGAATTAGGTACTTATTCAACTGATGAAGTTAGAGTTGGTACTTGGGCAAATGGCAAACCTGTATATAGAAAACTAATTTATGCTACTTGTCCTAATACTAATACTAACGGAACTTTTGTTAATAGTGATATAGCGATTGGTTCTAATAACGAAATATCATTTATTGAGTGGGGTTATTTTGTAGATGGAGATAGTAGAATACCAATAAATTATTCAAACAATTCAGGTTATATGATGAAAGTATTTAGTTTTAATCCTAACACTTTAAGATTATTTAATAGTAATACTTCTTGGAATGGAAAAGATGTTGTAATTTCATTACTTTTTACAAAAATAACTGATACAGCACAAAACACTCGTAGTATAAGTAATGAAAACACTGATGAAGTTGTTGATGATGAGATGAGATAAAATTGCAAAAAATGTGTAAAATTTTGCAAAATTATTAAAAATATATTATAATAATATAAAGTAGCAAAGTGGGTGAAATATGACAGCGGAATTAGCAGCAATTATAGTGGCATTAATAACAGTTTTAGGTACTATAACAAATACAGTAATAACAACAGTTAATAATCGAAACATTAAAAAGACTAAAGATAAATTAGAAAGTATAGATTTACTTAAAGCAGAATTTCAAAAAGAAATTGAGAAAAAAATGGCTTTGAGTGAAAAGGCAGACGAAGAAATAAAAAAAATGATAAAAGATTTATCAAAAAGAGTTGATTGTAATGACATAGATGTTGTAAGAAGAAGTATAAGTTCATTTGACCAAGTTTGTAGGTTAGATGAAAAACATGATAGTATACCCCTTCATTCGTACAATACAGCATTTATAGATATAGATAAATGGGCTAAATATCATAAGAAATATCCCGAATTAAATGGTGAAATTAATGCTGCTGTAGAAAATATAAAAGAGCATTATAAAAAAGCAAAATTTGAATAAAGTTGTAGAAATACAACTTTTTTTATAGTTAGCACTATCACAAGTGATAAAAAAGTGATAATTTTATATTGACAACTGAATAAAAAGCATTTATAATCACTTTTTAAAAAGAAAGGGAGTGAAAATAAATGCTTAATTTAATTGTCAATATTATATTTGGTTATGGGCTTGAAACATTATATTTTGGCTACGCATTTAATAAAATAAGAGGTGTAAAATATAAAAGCACATATTTAATATATTTGATAAGTTCAATTATACCATTTGCTTTACAAAAATTTACATACAATAATTTGTATTTAACTTATATATTAATTAGTGTTGTTTTTTATTTTCAATATGCAATTTTGCATAAAGAATTTAAACAAATAACAAATTTCTTTTTGATGTTAAATTTGATATTATTTAGTTCAATTATAATGGCAATTCCAATGTTATTTTTAGGATATAACACTATTTATTTATATGTAAATATTATATTAAATATAATTCTTATTATTTTAGTAAAAATATTACCATTAAATAAGTTTTATAGGCTAATAGTACAAAATTGGAATAGAACAACTCATAACAAAATAAAATCTGTAACAGTAAGAAATTTTACAATGATAATTGTATACAGCCTTGTTACATTGATTAATATGTTTGTAAACGAAATATTTATAAACATATATTCTAAAATATTGTAAAGGTGGTGAAGAAATGGTATCTGTATTATGGATTTGTAGTGAAGATGGTGAATAAATATGACAGGAAAATGGGTAAAAACAATATTATTTAATTTATTTGAAACAATATGTATATTTTATGTAGGTGACATCGTTAAGGTTCCTTTAGTTAATGAATTAATTATTCTTATGCTATTTGCTATACCTAGACAATTATTTAATGGTGCTAGTCATTATAAAAGTCCTTTGAGATGTTTTATAGTATCATTATGTTTAGGTTCATCTTTTATGCTTTTATATAATGTAAATTCTTTATTAAGTTATGTTGCTGCTTTATTTACAGGATGTATATTAACAGAAAAAGGTAATATTGAAAATATATATCAATGGAGTAGAAAAAGTAAATATCAATCTCTAATAGATTATTTATCGTGCCACCCACAAGATAATATAATAAGCCAATATGAAAAATATATGAAAAAATATTATCCTTTTAGATATGAAATATATGAGTTAAAATTTAAAGAGAATAAATCATTAGATAAAATTTGTGAAGAAATTGATGCTTATAGTCATTGGCAAATAGTTAATGAATTAAATATTATATATGATACCCTAAATTTTTCACTAAGTTTATATGAATAGTACTCACTGACTATTCATATTTTTATTTTGTAATATTATTATGGTGATAAAAATATGAGCAAACTTAGATATACAACTAAAGAAGCAGAGAATATAAAATCTTTAATTTATTTTACAGAAGATGAGTTAAAAATATTTGAAATGTGGTTAAGAGAAAAAAGTATTATAGAAATGTCTTTAGAATTAAATTTATCTACTGCAACTATAAGTAGAAGAAAAAAATCTGTATTAGACAAAATTAAAAGAGCATTATTATAAAAATGGTCTTATTTTTTTATTTTAAAGGCAAATTAGACACGTTTTAGTTAAAATAGTATAATTCTATTATTTTTATGTAAAATTTAATGTAAAGTAAATAAATAATTAATTATTGTATATTGACTTTTTTTAATCAGTGTGATAATTTTAAATTATCAAAGTAAACACTAGAGGAGAGTAAAGATGGCAAATAATATTAAAAATGAAAATTATATTACAATATCAGGATTTATGATAAATGAACTTAATTTAAAAGGTAACGAATTGTTAATTTATGCAATTATTTATGGCTTTAGTCAAACTGATGATAATTATTTTACGGGTTCATTACAATATCTTAGCGATTGGACAAATTCATCAAAACAAGGAGTTCAAAAGTGTTTAAAATTATTATTAGATAAAAATTACATTATTAAAAAAGAAGTTATTGTTAATAATATTAAATATTGTCATTATAAAGTAACAAGGGGTATGCAACAAAGTTGTATACCATGCAACTCAGTTGTACAAGGTATGCAACAAAGTTGCACCTATAATATATATAATATAAAAGAAATAGATAATAATAAATTATTATCTACAAAGAAAAGTTTTGTTCCACCCACTTTAGAAGATGTTAAAAAATATTGTGAAGAAAAGAACTTTGATATTGACTATCAAGCATTTTACGATTATTATAATGTATCTAACTGGAAAGATAGTGAGGGTAAACAAGTAAAAAATTGGAAACAAAAAATGATTACATGGGCTACAAGAAGAAAAAATAGTAAGCCTAAACAAATAATACCAGAATGGTTTGGAAAGGAGATAAAGGATGATGACGGAAAATGGGAATTCAGTGATGAAGACAAAAGAAGATTTGGAATATAGTAAAAAACATTTAGAAGAAAGAAAACCATTTAAGATTTATTATGATGGAGATGATTTGGGAATAGTATGCGATTGCTATAACAAAGAAGATGGTTATTATCACGGAGTTGTTAAAAATGAAAAATTAGAAACTATTATATGCGGTAGAATAAAAGTTGAAACTATATTAAGAGCAATAGTAGATAAAGATTTTTGGATTAAAGTAAAACCTGTTAATTTAAAAAATGATTAATATATGATAAGAGTATGATAAATTCATACTCTTTTTTAATGATATTATTTAGGTGCAATAGAAAAAAACTATTGCAATAACTAGTTTTAGAAAGAGAGGAATAATGAATAGATAAATCTCAAGATGGCAATGAGCCTATTGATAGCAATAAAAAGCAAAGTTCATTATTCTTCTTTTTCTGTTTTAAGGAGTGATTTTAAATGTATAATAATCCATATTTTAACAATTATAATACTCAACCAAGTTTAGATAGAATAAACGCTCAAATAAATGAATTAGAAAAAATGAAGGAGCAAATCCAAAAACCTGTTCCACAGCCAACTAATTTAACACAAAATTTTCAATTAGCACCAAATAATCAAGAAGTTATTAGATATGCTAATTCGATGGAAGAAGTACAAAGAAATGTAGTTATTGGCGACACACCATATTTTAGTAAAGATATGAGTGTAGTATGGATAAAAAATACTAAAGGTGAAATTAAAACTTATGAACTAAATGAAATAGTTCCTAAAGACGAAAAAGATATTCAAATAGAATTATTACAAAGTCAAATTAATGAATTAAGAAAAGAGATGAAAGAAAATGAACAATCTTATTCAAATGTTATTACAACAGAAATTACAACAGATACCTCAAGGAATGACGCAACAAATGGAACAACAACTAAAAAGGATAAGTCCTCAAGCGTTCAAGGAATATCAACAAGCAAGAAAAGATAATGTAAGCCCACAAGAATATTTAAATAAAATAACAGATAAATTTAACCCACAACAAAAACAACAGTGGGAACAAATGTTTAATGGTATTAACATCAAATGATGTTGATATAAATATTTGAAGAAAGGAGAATAAAAAGATGAACGGAAGTCAAGGAATAGTACCTACAGTTGACTTAGCAACTAACAATAATGCTGGATTTGCTTATCCATATCCTGTAATGTCTGGATTTGGTAATGGTGGATTTGGCGGATTTGGTGGTGACGGTGCACTTTGGTTAATTGTATTATTGGCTCTAATCTGGGGAAATAATGGAAATGGCAACGGCGGTTTCTTTGGCGGTAGAAACTTTGATGATGGTTATGCTTGGTTATCTAATGGACAAAAAGACATTATGAACCAAACAAGTGATGGATTTAATTCATTACATTTAAGTAACCAAGTTGAAGGTATTAGAGATGATGTAAATGACATTCAAAATGCTATTTGCAACTCAACTGCAAGTGTTACATCAGCAATAAACAATGGTTTCTACAATAGTGAAATTGCTGCTGCTAATAGACAAATGGCAAATATGAATACTGCATTTGATTTAAGTAGACAATTTGCTGATTGCTGCTGCGAAAACAGATTAGGCATTGCTAACTTAAATTCAACAATTTTAAGTGAAAATTGTGCCGACCGTGCTGCTTTAGCAGATGGACTAAAAGATGTATTAATAAATCAAACTGCTAATACTCAAAGAATATTAGACCAATTATGCAATGACAAGATTGATGCTAAAAATGAAAAGATTTTAGACCTTCAAAGACAATTAGACATGGCTGATTTAAGAGCGTCTCAAGTTGCTCAAAACGCATTTATTTCGCAAGGATTTGCTAATGAAGTTGATGCTTTATATAACAGACTAAATAATTGTCCTGTACCAAGTACACCAGTATATGGTAGAACACCAATATTCACTTGTCCTAATAATAACGGATGTGGATGCGGATTTAATACAACAAGTCAATTTATTTAATAGCATAGAGTTGAATACAACTAACTCGATTACGAGAACTTGCTAATTATAGAGAATAAGCAAGGGCTTATTCTCTTTTATTTTAATTTGAAAGGAGAAATAATATGATAGAAACAATTATAAATGAACCATTAGCCTTACCTAGTAATTCAAGTCCAGTAACTTTTGATGAAACAACTGTTAGAACTAGATGTGCGTCTTGCTGTGGATGGTTAGATTATTCAAATGGAAATCCTAATTTTAAAATTTTTGGAAATGGTTACACAGGTTATTATGATGTGGAATTTAGTGCTTCGGTCAGTTCTGCAAATGCTGGAGTAGTAGCAATAGGATTATATCAAGACGGAGTTTTAATTCCTGACACTGTTAGGGCAGTAACTATAGCAGCAGCAGACGATTATGAAACAATTTCGTTTGACAAGAAATTAAGAGTATGTCCTCGTGGAACTACAAATATTTCTGTGCAATCAGTTTCAAGCGTGCCTACGCCTACTGACGCTACAACACCAATATCAACTACACAAGCAATTATAACTAATGCTACATTTAGTATTTCAAGAATTTAATGAGAAATAACGTAGATGTAGCATCATTAATCTTGCAAATATATAGTGTTATTTTATTATTGCAAGATTACAATAATAGTGATTTAATGCAAGAATTACAAAAACAAGATAGTAATTATTTAGAAAAAATAATTAATCAAAATAATGAAATATTAAAAATCCTTAAAGAAAGGAGTTAATTATGTCTGAAAATGAAGAAACACAAAAAGAAGAATTAGAAAAAGCAAAGCCAACATATAAGAGACTTGAAGAAGAAACAGAAAGAGCAATAAACACTCTTTTAGATGATGGTATGCAAACTTCTGATGTTGAAATGTTGTGTAATTTAACTAAAATATATAAAAATGCAAAGGAGATGAAAAATATGAGATATAGTGAATATGACAACTATGGTAATTATGGTAACTACAGTGAATATAATGACTATGGAGCAAGAAGAAGTGAAAGAAGAGGCTCTTATGGAGAATATGGTGAAGGCTCTTATGGTCGTAGAGGAGTAGATAGCAGATATAGAGGTCACGAATATATTAGTGAAATGGCTGGAGAATATGGTAGATATGAAGAAGGTAGAGAACAATATAATCGTGGAAATTATGGTGCTAAAAATGAAACGCTAAAAAGTTTAGAATATATGCTTGAAAGTGCTACAGATTTCTTTAAAATGTTAAAGAATGAAGCAAAATCACAAGAGGAAATGCAACTAATTAAAGAATATACAAAGAAAATAAGTGAAATGTAATGTATAAATATTATTTTTACAATGCAAATAGTCATAATAATTTTATTGATGACTGCTTTCCTAGAGCATATTCAATAGTAATGGATATAACGTGGAAAGAAGCATATAAAGAATTATGTAAAAGTGCAATGGAACAAGGTTATATGATGGATAGTGCTATTTTTGTAAGGAATTTTTTAGATAAAAAGTTTAAAAGAATACCTTACAATGAGATATATATAGGAGAGTTTGCTGAAAACCATCCTGTTGGAAAATATTTAATAACTACTAATAATCATATAACAGCGTGTGTTAATGGCTATGTAATAGACACGTGGGATTGCACTGAAAAAAAAATTGAATATGTATGGAAAATATTATAAAAATATATTATAATTATATAGGGAGTGCCGTAATCACTCCCTAATACTTTATTACGGAGGGTATTTATAATGAAAAGAAAACAAATTAAACATGGATTATCTAAAACAAGACTTCATAGAATATGGCATAGTATGTATTGCAGATGTAATTATTCATCAACAAATCAATATAAGAATTATGGTGGCAAGGGAATTAAAGTTTGTGAAGAGTGGTTACATAGTGAAGGATTTTTAAATTTTTATAATTGGGCTATGTCAAATGGTTATGAAGATAATTTAACACTTGATAGAATTGATAATAGTAAAAACTATTGTCCAGATAATTGTAGATGGATAACGCCAAAAGAACAATCAAATCATAGAACAAACAATCGCATTTTAGAATACAATGGAATAAAGCATACATTAAATGAATGGTGTGAAATTTACAACATTAATAAAACAACATTAAGTGACAGATTAAAAAGTGGCATGACCATAGAAGAAGCATTAAATAAACCTGTAATAAAAGCAGGTGGTTATTTGCTATTTACTTTAAATAACGAAACACGATTATTAAGCGAATGGTGTAAAATATATAATATAAATTATCAAACAGCATGGAAAAAAGCAAAACGAGGACAAAGTATAGAAGAAATATTAAAATTAGTATAGTAAAATGAGCAAATTTTTGCTCTTTTTTTATAATTATGATATTATGTTATCATAAAGGAGATGATACTCAATGAAAAAAATGTGGGGAGATGTAAAATCTTTTGTGACTATATTATTTGCTATTGCTTTTGTTGTATTTACTTATATGCAATTTATAAGTGGAGAGCAATTTTATAGCATTTTTCAAATTATTATAGCATTTTATTTTGGAACACAATACCAAAAAAATAACGAAATGAAAGGAGATAAATAATTATGATGTATCCTACAAAATGGATTTCTATTACAAATGGATTTCATGAAGGTTATAGTTTGGATTTTGGCTGGTGTAGTCATAAATATCAAGATATAATGGCTTGTGATGATGGAGTTGTATTAGCAACAGAAGTTCAAAAATCTGGTGGTAATTGTATATATATAAGACATAATTCTGGAATAGTTAGTTTATATGCTCATTTAGATACAATGATTGTTAAGAAAAATCAAGTTGTTAAAATGGGCGAAAAAATAGGAACTATGGGTGCTACTGGGTGTGTGTATAATAAAAAAACTAAAAAGTATGACCCTATTGCTATGCACTTACATTTTGGACTATATTCTAAAGAAAAGGCAGCATTAGGATTTAATTCTAAAGGTTTACATGGAAATAGTGATATTAATCCATTTAAATTACTTTATGTTTATCCTAATCAAGATGCTACTAAAGTAAGTAAACAATTTCAAGGTGAATTAAGATACTTTGATGATAAACAAAAATGGATAGCAGGAGACTATGAAATATTAGTGCCAAAAGCAGTGAGAAAAACTCATAATTTAGGCTTAAATGTTTACAAAGTTAAAGAATTAAAATTATGGGATGACAATGAAAAGAAAATGCTAGTTTCAAGAAATTCAAATGCAGAAGCAAAAATTGACAAAGGAAATGTTATAAAAATAGTACAAATATTTGACCAAAATGGAAGAATATGGGGAAAATACGGTAACTATGGTAGTGATTGGATAGTTTTATGTAATATAAATGGTAAAGAACAAGCAAAAAGAGTTTAAGAACCTTAAAAGGTTCTTTTTATTTTAATAAAAGTATTGACATTTATGTTTAACTATGCTATTATGTATATAACAAATATAGAAAGGAGAGTAAAGATGAATAATGTAAGTTTATTTGGAAGAATTGCAAATGATTTAGAATTAAAAACTACTACAAGTGGTAAACAAATTTGCAATTTTAATTTGGCTATAAATAAATATAATAGTGAAGATACAAATTTTATTCCTTGCAGGGTTTGGAATAAAACTGCTGAAAACTTGACTAGATATAAGAAAAAAGGTGACCAAATTGTATTAAATGGAACTATTGAAGTTTCAAATTATGAAGATACAGATGGTAATAAAAGAAAAAATATATATGTTAATGCTAATCAAATATATTTTGTTTCAAATTCAAATAATCAAAGTGTAAATAACGAAAATTCACAAATTGAACAAGTTGCGGAAGATATTTTTGGAACAAGTAATGTATCTATTGATGATGACGTTTTTATAAGTCCAGATGATTTACCTTTTGATATGCAATGATTAATAAGGAAGTAAGTATTATGAAAAGAATAACAAGGGTTAAAAAGAAAATTTTAAAAATTAAATCATATTTAGACCAATTAAGTTTTATTGTAAAAATCATTGTTTGTATATGTCTTATATCAATTGTTGTTATATATAATGATACTTCATACATTGATAAGGGAATTAGATGTAATAAAATGAAAGGTGAATACTGTACTAAATATGAAATAGAAAAGATGGTTAAAAATGAATAAAGAATTATTAGATGCAAGAAGTTATTTAAAAGGTTATTTAACAGAGAGACAATTAAGATATACAAAATTAGATAAGCATGATAAATCGTTATTAATCTTATTTGATTATCTTGATGATTTGGAAACTAAATTAGATGAAAAAGAATATGAAATAAAAGAACTAAAAAATAAATTACAAGATAAAAAAGAACAATGTGATAATTTAATAGAACATATCAATCCATATCATTATTATGGACTTAATGAAAATGATTATCACTAGAAAGGATATATTATGGAAGAAAAAAATAAAAGAGCACTTGCTTCTGAAAAATATAGGCAAGAACATAAAGAATATTATAATGAATATTACAAAAAATATCGAAAAGAAAAAGGTCAAAAGAATTATTATAAAATATACAAAAAGAGAATTAATGATTTGTTTGATTATTTGGCAATACATGAATTATATTATAAAGAATTAAATGGAAAATATATTTCTTGTGATAAAGATTTATTTGATATAGCAAGAGGTGAATTTGATGAAGAATGAGAAATATTTATTTAAAGAAGTAAATAAAGCAAAAGTTTTACAAGATAAGACTATAAAGTACATTGCCGAAAATAAAGTTGGTATATCACCTTTATATTTGGGTAATATATTAAGTGGAAAAATACACTGTTCTAAAATAATTGCAAATAGAATTGCACAGAGTATTTGTAAGAAAGCAAAAGCAGAAGATTATTTTGAGGTGATTAAATAATGGAAGAAAAAACAATAGATATAAACGAAATAGTTAAAATTGAACAAATGCCTATAGTATTTGAACAATTAGAAAAAATAGGTAAATATATAGATGAAAATTTAAAAGGTATTGATAAACTAGAATGTACCGAAGAAAATAAACAAGAAGTTAAAAACAGAAGAACATCTATAAATAATACTTTAAAAATATTAGAAGACAAAAGAAAAGAAATAAAAAATAAATTATTAGAACCTTATGATGTTTTTGAAGAAAAATATAATAATGAATGTAAAGAAAAACTACAAGATGCTAGTAACAAATTAAAAGATAAAATTGATACAATCGAAATTCAACAAAAGAAAGATAAAGAAAATGAACTAAGAGAATTTTTTGAACAACACAAAGAAACATATCATTTAAATTTTTTAAATTTTGAAGATATTGGTTTAAACATAACTTTATCTGCCTCTATGACATCATTAAAAGACCAAATTAAAGACTTTTGTGAAAAATTAGATAAAGATATTAAATTGATAGAAATTGATGATAATAAAGATAAAATGATGCTTGAATATTTAAGAAATGGTTATGACTATCAAAAAGCAAAATTAACATTAATTGAAGAGCAAAAGAAACTTGAAGAATTAAAACAACAAATGGAACAAAAACAAGAAATTGAAAAGCAAGAAGAAGTTGTTATAGAAAAAGTTCAAGAAGTTATAGCACCAGTAGAAATTATTGAAGATGAAGAAGTACTAGAAAGTACATTTACAGTTAGAGCAACAAAAGATAAATTAAAATTATTAATTGAATTTATGAATAATAATGGAATAGAGGTGATTGAATAATGTTAAGAATTGAAGTACAAGCAAATAAAGATAACACTGCTTTAAAAAATAAGATTAAAAGTAAAAATGCTAATACATTAGAAGCAATATATATGATGGCAGTAGCATACGATTTAATTAAAGATAATGATGAAGTAGGTATTACTGATAAAGAAATTATGAATTCAGTAAAAGATTTATGTAAACAATTTAATAAAAATAGAAAGGAAAATAAATAATGGCAGAAACTAAAGATAAAAATGAATTAATTAAAAAAGAAGAGGAAAATTTACTTTTACTTGCTAATCAAAGTGGAATAGAAAATGCTATTGAAACATTAATATTAAAAAACAATTCTTTGTTACCAAGTAATGTTGCTGTAGAAAGAATAAAAAATAGTGCAGGTTTTTATATTTCACATAATGATAGTTTAAAAAAATTAGATAGAGAAGGACAATTACAAACTTTATATGGAGTATTAAAAGAAGCAATGGTAGGATGTGAAGCAGGTACAGATTACGATATTATTCCATATAAAAACAAACCAACTGTAGTAAGAAAAAAAGAAGGTTGGTGGAAGATTATTGATTTAATTAAACCTGCTGAAATTGTTAGATTTACTAACAATGTAGTATTTAAAGGTGATGAATTTAGTTTTAATCCTGTTACCGAAGAAATTAAACATGTTCCTAAAGTAACAAGTGATAAATATGATGATATTGAATATGCTTATGCTTATATAAGATTTGCAAATGGTTTTGAAAAAACTGTAGTAATGTCTAAAAAAGATTTAGATAGTATTAAAAAGGTATCACCAAGTGCAAGTTCAACATACAGCCCATGGGTTAGTCAACCAGTAAAAATGGCAAAAACTAAAATAGTTAAAGAACTTGCTAAAGAATTATTTACATTATATAGTGGCAGAGTAAATGCTGTATTATCTCAAGCAATAGAGAGTGATGAACAAGTCGTTTCTAGAGTTGATAGTAAAGGCTATATTCAAAATGATAATGCTATTTATGAAGCAAAAGTAGAAGAAACAAAAAAAGTATCATTAAAGGATATTGATTAATGGAAGAAAAATATTATGTGTATAAACATATTTTTCCAAATAAAAAAATTTACATAGGTATTACATATCAACAACCTGAAAAAAGATGGAACTATGGTCATGGTTATGATAATACTGTAGTTGGAAATGCAATTAAAAAATATGGGTGGAAAAATGTAAAACATGAAATATTATTTGAAAATTTAACAAAAGAAGAAGCAGAGCAAAAAGAAATAGAACTTATTGCTTTATATAAATCCAATCAAGGAGAATATGGTTATAATATTGCTAATGGTGGAAATCACTATGGAAAATTTAGTGAAGAAGCAAAACAAAAAATAAGCGAAGCAAATAAAGGCGAAAAAAACGGAATGTATGGCAAACCTGCTTGGAATAAAGGAAAACCAAATTCTTTAGAAACAAGAAAAAAAATATCTGCTGCTAATAAAGGTAAAACTTTATCGCAAGAACATAAAAATAAAATTATTAAAGCAAATAAAGAAAGATTTTTAAAAGGATTTTCTTATAAGGGTATAGCAAGGGAACATATAATAGAAACTGCTAAAAAAAATATTAAAAAAGCACAAGAAAAATTAAGAAAGCCTATTTTAAAATATTCATTAAATGGTGATTTTATTGAAGAATATATTTCTATTACAGAAGCCTGTAAAAAAAATAATGTTGATATTGCTAATGTATCTGCTGTATGTTTAGGACATAATCAACAAAAAACTTGTGGTGGATTTATTTGGAAATACAAAGATGATAGCAAAAAAATAGAACCAACAATAAAAGGAAGGCACAAAAACATTTTACAATACGATAAGCAAGGTAATTTTATAAAAAAATGGTTTAGCATTAGCAGTGCTAGTAAAGAATTAAAAATAAGTGCAACTCAAATATTAAAATGTTGTAAACATAATGGTAAAACAGCAGGGGGATATGTTTGGATTTATGAATAATATTTTAAATAAAATTGCATCATCTAGTTCGGGTAATTGCTATATTTATAATCAAGATTTAATGATTGATATTGGGGTAAGTTTTAAGAAAATTAAGCCATATTTAAAAGATATTAAGTTGATATTGCTAAGCCATTGCCACCAAGACCACTTTTCTAAAGTAACAATCAAACAAGTAAGTTATAACTATCCAAATATAAAATTTGTATGTGGAATATGGTTGGTAGATAAATTGTTAGAATGTGGAGTACTAAAGAAAAATATATACATTTTAGAAATAGATAGGCAATATGATTTTGGCAAATATATAATTGAACCTGTACTTGCTATCCATGATGTACAAAACTGTGGTTATAAAATAACTATAAAAGAAAATGACTATAAAATATTTCATATAAGTGATACAAGTAGTGTTAAACATATTAAGGCAAAGAATTTTAATTGGTATAGCATAGAAGCAAACTATAAAATTGAAGAATTAGAAAAAAGAAAAGAACAAAAAATATTAAATAACGAATATGTTATTGAAGATAGAATTTTAAATTCACATTTATGTGAAGATGATGCTATTCAATGGTTAAAAGAAAATATGGGTGATAATAGTGAATACACTTTTATTCATCAACACGTTGATAAAAATATAAAGAAAGAAGGAAAAGAAAATGAAGAAAGTTGAAACTGATTGGGAAGCAAAATATCACGAGATGGAAATGCGTTACAGAGATTTAGAAAGAAGATTAATAGAAGATTATACACCTTCTATAACTATTAATACTAATGCAGAGATTATTAAACGATTAGATATAATTGGTAATATGTTAGGAGATTATATTAAAAAACAAGAATTAGAAGAAAGTAAAATGAAAATGAATAAAGTTAAAGATGAATGTGAAATGCTAACTTTTGACTTTCATTCAAGAGAACTTCAATGTAGTAATAGATATGAAGATGAATTAAAATGGATAGGAGAATGTAAATAATGAAAATAATTAGTAGAAAAAAATATGAAAAAATTAATCAACAAATGGTTGATTTACAAATGGATTTAAACCAAGCATTAGATGATGAAAAGAAATATTTAAAACAAGTGAATTATTTACAAAATGAAATAGAAAAAGAAAAAAAAGTAAGTAATGACTTTTCAAAAGTAATAGAAGAAGATTTTGTAATAATTGAAGGTCAAAAAGATACTATTAAAAAACTTAAAACATTATTAACAAAAAATAAAATTGATTATAAGAGTTTATTAGATAAGGAGAGTAAAAATGTTAAAACAACTAACAAAGAAAGAAAAACTACAAAAAAAACTAAATGAAGAAACAAATTCGTATAAAAAAGAACAACTGGAAAATAGAATTAGATTATTAGAAAAAAATTGTCTATGGAATAGTAGTGAAAAAGGAACTTATAGAAAACCAAAAGAGGTGAAATAATGTATACAAATAGTGATGGAATTAGTATTGACGTAACAACTCTTGAAACAACTCACTTAATTAATGCTTTAGGAAAAAAGATGAGAGAAATATATAATTGTACTAATAGAGTTGAATTTAATAAAATGTTAATGGAAATTAACGCATTAAAAGAGGAATATTATAAAAGATTAAATATATTTGCAGAGAAACTAGGTGAGTAAGTATGGAAGAACAACAAGAATATGTTCATAGACCTTACAAAATTAATGAGGGTGATATTGTTACAATTATTAGACAAGATGTTACAAAAGCAGATAAACATTATACGTTCTATAAAGTGGCATTAAAAAATAAAAAAGATGACACTCAAACATATTATAAGCAATTAAATTTTCCTAAAGATACTGATATAAAAGACGGAACAAGAATTAAAATTAATTCAATGTTTGAATGTGCAAGACATATTGACAGATTTAATGATACATTTTATTTAAGAATAGAAGACTACGAAATTATAGGCGATGATGTTGAAACTGCAGTTAATGAATATAAAGAACAACTAGAAAACAATAATATTTTGTGGTAGAAAGGAATTTATATGGATATATTAGATTTTATATGGTATTTAATAAAAATATTTGGTTCTATAGCATTATTACTTTTTTTAATAAACTTAGTGTTATTTTTGATATATGATATATTTCAAAGGGGCGAAAGAAGAAAAAGAGAAGTTGAAATGAACAACGCTGTAATGCAAGCATTAAAAGAAGGAAGATTTTCAGTAGGTGTAACAGATAAAGAAAAAAATAAATAAATGTATTGACATTTACTTAAATATATGATATTATGTATTTAAGAAAAGAGGAAAAATAATGAGAGAAATGGTGGAATTTAAGAACATTAATTTAAAAAATGTTCAAGAAAGTTTTATTGATTATTTAGATGTCAATGAGTTAACAATTAAAAGTTATAAAGAGGGAATTAGTCATTTTATTGATTACTTAAATGAAAATGGTATAAAACAACCTACAAGAGTTGATTTTAGAAATTTTAGAGACAGTTTAAAAGATAAAATGCAAACTAATACTATTAATAGTTATTTAACCGCAAATAGATGTTTTTTTAAATATTTAGAAGCAAATGGAATATATAAAAATATAACTAAAGATGTTAAGTCTGTGAAAACATCTACTATACCTAAAAAGCAAGTATTAACTCAAGAAGAATGTAAAAATATATATAATTCATTAAGTGATAAGAGAGAAAAATTAATATTCTCTCTTGCTATCACTACAGGTCTTAGAGCAAATGAAATTGCTCTTGCTAAAATAGAAAATATTAAAATGTATAACAATGAAATTGTTTTATATGTAAAATGTAAAAAAAGAGATGATGAAAGCGAATACGTTAAGTTATCTGACCAAGTATTACAAGATTTAAATGATTATATAGAACAAAGAAAAGATGGTTATATATTTATATCAACAAGCAATCATAACAATGGTGGTGGAGTTACATCTAAAACAATTAGATTAATAGTTAAATCAATTTTAAAAAGATTTGGTTATGACGAAAGTTATTTTAGTTGCCATTCGCTAAGAAGAAGTTTTGCTACTATATCGTATAATAATGGGGCTGATGTAAAATCAATACAACAAGTTTTACATCATAAAAGTCTTGCTACAACAAATCGTTATATAAATCAATGCACTAGGGATAATAACAAATTGGAATATAAAGTAGCAAACGCAATATTAAATTAGGGGTGATATTATGGGAAAAAAATTAATAGATGAAACAGGCAAGGTTTATGGAAGATTTACCGTTTTAGAATATGATAAAGAAAAACATAAATGGAAATGTCAATGCGAATGTGGAAACATAAGATATTTATTAGGAACTTGGCTAAGAGCAGGAAAGTACAACGGATGTGGATGCAGAATAGGCAAATTTAGAGAAGAAAATAGAAGAAATTTAATAGGTCAAAAGTTTAATATGCTAACTCCAATATCATGGGATAAAAAGAAAGCAGAATGGATTTGTAGATGTGAATGTGGTAATAAAACATATTGTAGTTCAGATGCTTTATTAAGTGGAAAAAGAAAAAGTTGCGGATGTATAAACAATAACAAATATAAAGATATTAGAAACACTAAAGAATATAAAACGTTATATAGAAGATATAATATGATTAAAACAAGATGCTATAATAAAAAAGCAGCAAATTATTTATATTATGGTGGAAAAGGAATAAAAATGTGTGAGGAATGGCTCGGCGAAAATGGCTTTAGAAATTTTTATAATTGGGCAATTAATAGTGGATTTAAAGTTATCGAAGGTTCATATAATGATATGTTATCAATAGATAGAATAGATAGCAATAAAGATTATTGTCCTGAAAATTGCAGATGGATAACTGTAGAACAAAACATTGCTAGGTCTGCTAAATGCACATACGATTTAGAAAAAAAAGTTATAGAATTAAATAACGAAACAGAGGATGAGTTAGTTCAAGATTATATTCAAAGAAAAATGAATATGCTTGAAAATAAAAAAGTTACAAATGGAACATTCTTTTTTAGAAAACCTAACTATTGCTATTTACATAATACTGATAATACCAAGCAATTTCTTTTTAAAAATTATAGAACTGTAGCAATATTTTTAAATATTACTCATTGTGCTGTAGGATATAGAATTAGAAAGAAAAACGGTGTTGTTGCTGATGGATGGCGTCTTGAAAAAATTAATAAAGAAAGTTTTGATGAATTAAAAAATAAAGGAATAGAGGTGATTAGATGATTACCAGAATAAAACATAATGATGATGCAATTACATTAAGATTACCTAAGTCTTTAAAAATACAGTTTAAAGAAAGATGTGAAAAACAAAATATTCATTATCAAACTGTACTAAGAAAATTAATGGAAGATTATGTTGCTCAACCAGTTAAAGATGATGAGCAAAGAAGATATAACGAATATCTAAAAACGTCTAAATTATTATAAATTGACAAAAGTTTCTAAGTGTGATATAGTACAAATGGTAATATAGTTTGTTATATTGCTTAAAAAAGTGCACATTTTTACTCTTATTTTTCTTTTTATCTTTTTGAGTTTTAGCACTTTCTCATACTTAGGAAGTGATAGCAGTGAAGAACCTAGTAATTAATATTTTAGTTACAATAATTATGGGGGGATTTGCTGCTTTTTTAGTATTTTCAAATCATGTTAAAGAAAAGTATTTTTTAGAACATAGAAGCATAAGAGAAAGGAATAAAAAGAAATGAGTGAAACTGAAAAACTTCTAAACTTTATTGAGTGTGAAATGGATTTCTATTCTTATCAAGACTTCTATCAACAAGCAGAACCTTTGAAAAAGTTATTTGATAGAGTTGATATTAGAACAAAGAAACTCTATAAGTACTATGTTTATTCAAGAGATATAAAATATAGTCAAAAAAATAGAATTTGGGATTATCTTAATAATGATATTAGTTTAGGTGCATTAATGACTTACGAAAAAGAAAATAAACGAAAATACAATAGAAGGAAGTGATACAAAATGGCTAGTACTCCAAAAGAGGAAAAATATGCGAGAGATTATTACAAAAAAAATAAAAAGTATAGAGAGAAAAAAATAGAAGATAGAAAAGCAGATGCTAAGGCTCACAAAAAAGAAGAGGCTGCATATTCAAGAGAATATTATCATTCTCATCCAAGTTATAAAAAATACAAACAAAATTATGCTCGTGCATATAAAAAGGCTCACAAGAGTAACAAAAAATAATTGTTACTTTTTTATTTTGTGTTATATGATTGTTACATTTTTTAGACTGTTACATTTTTTATTGAATTTTTTTATAAAATTTGATATTATTTTTTTGTAAAAGTTAAATTAAATATTGAGATACTTACTTTTTTGTTTGTTTTTGCGTAATTATTGAATATATTATTATAACAAGTATAACTTTTACGCTATTTAAGTGCCTTTATAGGTACTT